ACGGTGTCGTTATGTTTTTCTTTATGCCAAATGGTGATTACGAAAAAGCCATTTGGGGTAGAACAAAAAAAGAGGTGTATGAAAAAGCAAAGGATGCAATAGATGCTTTGCTTGCCATTGACCAAGACATGTCGTATGAGGATTTCATTCTTTCAATGGTATTCTATACATTTGATGTGCGTGACAATAAGAAGATGTTGGCTAAGAATAAAAGTTATCGCGGACTTGCCGCTAACTCCGCCACGGCACAATCTTCTTATGCCGCTAATTGGAACTACTCTATAACGGATGAAGAAATAGATACGGACGAACTCGCAAATGTACAACTAAACTCCACGGATGTTGAACGGATGTTCCGTCCATCGGAAAAGCCATATAATAGCGAACTTTTGAAAAAGCGTATGACTATGGATATGGCAACCACGGGTTTTGACAATCTTATTTTAAAGTATTGGGAACTTTGGTCTGGGTATGGTTGGATATGCAAGGACATAAAGTATTCTATGTCGAATAGCAATCGCGAAGCCGTTATGATGGCAATTGCCTTTAGGGATAAGCACGGATTGAAGGAAAACGAAATGATACTTGACGTACAGGGCTTTGGCTTTCTTAAAGATTGCTTCCCCCGTGCTATATTGTTTAGTGGTGCTACGGCAGCGACAAATCGTAGCAAGGGACAGTTCCGCACCATTAAGGACGAAGCAGGACACGTTGCAATGGAAATGGTGCAAAGCGGTTTGATACATTATAGTCCATCACTTGCCGATTCGCACTACAACCACAAGAATATGAAACGCGAGGGCGGTACTACAATAAAAAAGCACATGCTATTTGAATCGCGCATCTTCCAATTTTCAAAAACACCCAATGGCAGGTTGCAAATGATTGGTAAGGAGGAAATGAAGAAACTACTAAAGGGCATGTCGCCAGACCTCTTTGATAATGTCATTCTACTTTGCGGTGGGAGCATTTACGATTGCTATCGCATGTTAAGGGATGATGCTGGGGTGGTAAGGAAGCGTATGCAATCTGAGGATATGTTGGCTATGCTTAATGTTGGTGGCACAGACATAATAGAAACGCCAATACAAAGAAGAAGAATAAGAAACGCAAGCGAGGTATTAAATATATTAAGCACAATATGATACGAGAACACGACATCAAATGGTTTTTGCAAGACCCAAACAGGCTAATGAAGATGAAGCCGTTCACAAGGGGTGGTTCAATGAACGGACATGGCTATGAGGGGCAAGATTTGTTAAACAACACAATGATTGATACTGGGTTTTGCAACCTAAACCTTACACCTATTTCACAAGACCTTTATATAACGGAATATAGACCAGATTTGCATCATATCAAGATGAACCAATCTATACCACACATTAAGGTGACACTTGATAATATGCCACTTAATTTTGGTATATTGGATATGACGCAAACAGCATCGTTTCAAAAGTTGATTCATTCCGCACACGTTCGTTCTCTTACGGCAAATCCACTTGACTTCACACTTGGTCGTACCGACACGGAGAGTGGTGGCATAAAGCCATTCGAGCAAGTTAAGGACGAGTGGTTGAATCGAGAAATGGATTGGTGGCTTGGTCAAGCCATAAACACTTGCAAGCAACTTGGAAATTGCGGTATTTTGTTTAGTTTTGACAAGAGCGAGAATCGCACTTATGTAACATCTTATAGTTATGAGGACGGCTATCAAATCGTTCCAAACTATGACGAATATGGCATACAAATTGCGTGCTCACTCATCTATAAGTCAGAGGATAATTCAACAATTATAGATACATTTGACAACTCAAAACATTATCACATTCGACAAGCCAACGGCAGATGGGAAATACAGATAAATACGCACGGATTTTCTCGTTGTCCATTGCTTCATAAGCGAGGAAAGGTGGCTTGGGAATATGCCGAAAGCACCATTGAAATGTGGGAACTTATGGCAAACATTCAAGACATCGCCTTAAAGCGTTTTGGCACATTTGCCCTTGTATTCACTGGTGATATGGACAAGGACTCATTCCAAAGGGATAGTTCTACTCTCATAATAAACCTTTCAAGCGACACAACAAACGGCAAACAAAGTGCTGACGTATTGAAGTTCCCCGAACCACAAACGATGGATGGGTACTTAAAGACGCTGGAAGAAAAGATTTCTTTGTTTAGTTCGACTTCTTTTATCACGCCAAAGGATATTACAACAACCAATAGCGGTGGTAATGGTATTGCCCTCGCTATGTCTAATGACTATGCCCTTGCTACGCAAAGCGCACTTGATTGGCGTAAGTTCGTTAATGATATGGTGTATCTGCACCAAGAGGGCTTGGACTTGGAAACAAACGGCACTGAGAATTATGGCAAACTGCACATTAGTGCAAAAATCAATCCTTGGTCGCTGGAAACCAACAACACAAAGATTGTCAATTTGTCTATGGAAGCAAAATGGCTATCTATGCAAACATTGATAGAAAAATCGCCCGATGCCGCACCCGATGAAGCAGACCGCATCATCAAGGAGCGTGGCGCACTCGTTCCAATGGCAGAATCAATGCAACTTTCTAACGAAGAAAAAGCGAGAAACATAAGTGTAAATCGTAGTGATGAAATACAGGACAATAGAGTAAAAACAGGAATGTCGTAATAATATAATAATATATAATGTACTAAATAAATGGAAATCTACAACTACATATCAATGGCTTTGAACCTTGTCTTGGGTGGCGGTTGGTTTATTCATTACAAGGCGGGGAAGAGAAAGGCTAATGGCGAAGCAACGGTAGCGGAAGCAGATGGGTGGAAAGCACAACAAGAGGTGTATCAAAATACCATTGCCGACCTTAAAGCAACTTGTGAATATATCGCAAACGACAGAAATCTTCTGCGCGAAGAGAATACTAAGTTGCGTGAAGAGAACAACCAATATCGTGAGAAAATTAACGAAATGGAATCTACTATCTTCGACTTAAAGAAAGAGGTTTCAAGGCTTGGGCGCAGAGTTGAGGCACTAAGTAAAGAAGAAAAAGAACAACGCAAAAAGACAGCATAATACTATGACACTTATGTTTACATCACAAAAAGGGATTGACCTTATAAAGAAGTACGAAGGTTGCAGTCTTACGGCTTATAAATGTCCTGCGGGCGTTCCAACAATAGGATATGGTCATACACAAGGTGTAAAAATTGGCATGAGCATCACACAAGCACAAGCGGAATTATACCTTAAAAACGATATAAAGCCCTTAGAGAGTGTTTTGAACAAGATGGGTATCAATTATACCCAAAAACAATTCGATGCTCTTATATCGTGGCTATTTAATCTTGGCGTTGGAAACTTCAATAATTCAACTCTTAAAAAGAAAATTTTAGCAAAGGCAAGTGACGAGGAAATAACCGACCAAATCGTCAAGTGGGTAAATGCAGGTGGTAAGCCGCTACTTGGATTGAAGCGCAGACGTGTTGAAGAAGCCAATCTTTTTCTTGGTCGAGAAGCATATTATATAAATAATGGTAATATCTTAAAGCATTAACATTATGACAAAAAAGAAAGACCCTAATTTGTCACTTTCAGAAGCCCTTTCTCTTTCGTGGAAGAATAGAAAGAATTATAAGGGATATGACCGTAGTAAGGGTAGTAAATATAACTCTTGGAGGTCTATTGTTAATACAAAGAGAGGTAGAGAAATAGGCTTTCCCGACGAATGGAAATCGTATGACAAATTCGATTCCGATACTCTGTACGGATGGGAAAAAGGGAAAATTCTATGCAGGAAAGACACCCAAAAACCATATAGTAAAGATAATGTCGAGTGGAGAGATAAAGGGCAAGAACAATTTTGTAAACTTGTTAAGTTGGAATACAATGGCGAAACGAAGACTATTTTGGAATGGTGTTCATTACTTGGATTAAACTATAATGGGGTGCGTCAACGATATTTTAAAGGCAAGAATTTTACTACAGAGCAAATACTCTTTGGTAAATATAAAAAACTATCCAAAACAATAACAGATATAAAAGATATTACCGATGAAGAAAAAAGAAGAAACAAAGCGAATAAAATGCTTGCGCAATACAAACTTTATGACAAAAAGAAAGGATTTGAGTTTGATATTGATAGGAAGTGGTTCGTAAATGCAATTCTATACGGTCGATGTCATTATTGTGGAGATACAAAAAGACTTGGATTAGATAGAATTGATAACAATAAAGGACATACGCATGACAATGTTGTTGTGTGTTGCTATGAGTGCAATGTTGCACGCGGGAATAACTTTTCTTACGAAGAAATGTTAATACTTGGAAAAACTATAAAGGAAATTAAAAACAAAAGAAAGAAAAAGTATTTATAACAATTCAATAATTTCTAATTTAAGTTATGAGTGATTATTATTATGGCGGAAGTATCGGGAACTTAAACGGTGGAGAACCCGACAATGCGAACCAACGCAAGTACACAATAATTCAAAGCCTTTGGACTAAGCCGATTAAGAATGCGCAAATGTTTAGAGACTTGATGTTTATGTGCGCATTAAGCCTTGAATATGCACATCGGAGCGGCTATAAAGTTCACATGCACACCGATAGCAATGGCTATAGTTTGTTCCGCAAATTTGGCTACGACAGATTGTATAAAACCCTTGACAAAATTCCAGACAACGTTTCAACGGATTTCTTTGCCGCAGGAAAGTTTTATGCAATGAAAGCCGAAGGAATTGTTGGCAAGATACATGTTGACGTAGATGTTATGCTTAAAAAGCAAGGCGTTCTTGATAAGTTTTATACCGACAAGCGCATTGACGTAATACACCAAATGGAAGAGGATATGCCACTTGTTCATCACGAAGACAAGATATTCCATTTACATGTGCTTGGTTATCCACCAACGATGCGTCCCAATTGGCAAGGCTCATTTAACACGGGCATTGTCGGCTTTAACAATCCAACATTGGCAAATGCTTATTTCGATAATTACTTCGAGGCACTTGAAATGTATAATGCCCAAAGATTGAGTGAATACAAGGCACAATGCAATTTGGATGCCATTCACTTTGACTTTGTTTTGGAGCAAATTACACTTTCGTTTATGAGCAGAAACTACAATGCGTATGCGTTGTTGCCAACAAAAATGCCGTGTGAGGTTGCAGATGCCATTGGTTATTTGCACTTGCAAGGGAACAGGAAGTGGGACGAATCAACAATAAATTGGATGAAGGAAAAGTTGAAGAAGTTTAACAAGCCATTATATAATATGGCAGACATAGTGTCAAGAATAGCATTTAAAAGTATTAATTAACAATTTAATATCAATTCAATTTTTTTAGTTATGGCTTATATTAAGATTTACAACCAAAAAATGATTCCTATTGGCGTTGCTAATACGGAGTCAATTGAAGTTATCGAGGGCGCACAACGTTACGCCAAAATAAAAAACGAAAACGGTATTATCAATGGTGCTGTTAATATTGACGACGAATTAACATCGTCAGAAATCGCACGATTGGTTACATTGTACGATGATAAAATGATGCCCATCGGTATGACGGACATTGAAGATGTAATTGGCGGTCACGACTACTCTAAGGACTACCTTACATTTACGGCATTAGAAGATGCAAATTTTACATTTACAACTAATGCACTTCAATATAGTGTAGATGGTGGCGAAACGTGGGAAACATTGGCAGCCTATGCATCAACACCAACAATTTCCGCAGGGAGCAAAATCCTTTGGAAGCAAACTGGATTAGCACCAACTTCTTCAAATGGTATAGGTAAATTCTCTGCATTGGGTAACTTTGAAGCATCTGGTAATATAATGTCTTTATATTATGGTGATAACTTCATAGGACAAACTGATTTAACAGGAAAGAGTTATGCATTCTATAATTTATTTAATGGTAATACTAGATTAGCTAATGCGGAAAATCTTATATTGCCTGCAACTACATTAACAGAATATTGTTATCAAGGTATGTTCTATGGTTGTACATCGTTGACCACCGCTCCCGAACTTTCTGCAACAACATTAACAAATTATTGTTATACCGGTATGTTCGCTATTTGTACATCATTAACAACTGCACCCGAACTACCTGCAACTACATTAACAGAGTTTTGTTATTATAGTATGTTCAATGGTTGCACATCGCTGACAAGTTCGCCCGAACTGCCAGCCACAACTTTGGCTAATAATTGCTACAGCAGCATGTTCTATGGTTGCACCGCGTTGACAACCGCACCAGAACTACCCGCTACTATATTAGCATTTTCTTGTTATTATAGTATGTTCAGTGGTTGTACATCATTGGCAATTGCTCCTATATTACCTGCTACTACATTGGCAGATTCTTGTTATTTAAATATGTTCGAAGGTTGTACGTCACTTGAATATCTTAAAATCTTATATACAGGTTCGGACTCACCCGGCTATATGAATACTGTATCAACTGAAGGTGACTTATATTTGTATAGTCAAGCCTTAGCATCTAATAATCAATTCCTAAAGGGATTCAACGGGTGGAGATTATATGTCAATGACGCATACTCTGGCATAATAGATATTCAAGGTGGAGGCTGTTGCTGTGGCTGTGGAGGCGGATGCGGATGCGGATGTTGATACCAACACATAAGCATTAATAAATGACAAGGCTTATTCAAATATTAAGTGGTCATACTATTGCGATTGTTGGCAATGGCAATGTCGTGGAAGACTTTTCACAAGAAATTGACTCCCATGACATTGTCATTCGCTTCAATCATTTTTATAACTATGACTCTGGTCTTGTTGGCAAGCGAGTGGATATTATCTTGCAAACATTTACCGATGTGTGGCATAATACCGAAAACAAGCATTTGGATGTTATAAAGTCCCAAAAGCCACAAATATTTGTTGTAAAACGCCCAGACTTATACAACTCAAAAGTTAATAAAATATTTGATAATTGCGTAAGGATAGACAATACTGGCGACTTGTTTAAGGACAACTACAAATACACTACTGGCACTTGCGCATTGATTTACTTGGCAAAAAACCTAAAAAACGCAAAGGTAAAATGCTATGGTTTTCAAGATGACAACGATTGGGAAAGATACATATCCACAGATGCAAAAAAATATGCCTACAACAAGGAAGACGAACGCAATGTGATGTTAAATTCAATTAATATGCTTGAAGCACTTGAAATAAAG